GGAAAAGACAAGGGGGGTAGCCCTCCTACCTAAAAAAACAGCCTGTGAGCGTGAACCTTTAGCACTGTTACACGACTTACAACAGGCCACTGCATTCTCATAGCTGAGAGCCAGGTCAGGTGCTTGACTGACTGGCACAATGTGGTCAAGAGTATCTGCTGGGTTGTGGCAGTAGTGGCATTGATACTGGTCACGACTTAACACCTTTAACCTAAACGCTTTGTAGTCCCTACTTAAGCGTGGGTCACCCTTCTTGCTACTCATTGCCAACCATTGCGTTCAAGATGATTGAGTGCAGCACAATAGTTAGGGACTTCATCATTGTAAGAGTCTAGCCCATATCTGTGAGCTACATATTTATAATAGAATACAAATTGGTAGTCATCAGGCGCACCTTTGAGCAGTGTGTTTCTTATCTGATAATACCCATAATGTGAGCCATTGCGAGCATCAGCTCTCCAGGTACTTTCCTTAAACACAATCTTGTTATGGCATTTATATTGGTTATCAGGTAAATGGTAATCAGCTATTTCTTTAAGGCTTTGAATAGGTCTTACTACGCCATTAGATGCTGTCTCCGGGATTAAGCATAGAGCTATCCCAATAACGAGGGCTACCGAGCGAGCTAACCGCGAAGCGGCTCGCTCTGAGCCCCTTAAGGCTCTAGCCTCGAGAGTACTGGCCTTGTCAAATATGTTGAGCATGGACTTCTCCTATCATCTCACTATGTGAGAGTGATTTGCGTCACTTATCTGTTGAATAGAATCCTGAGCCTTTAAAGATAACCCCAACGCTTGAATACACCTTGCTCATGCTTTCATTGCAAAATGGACACTCAAGCTCAGCGGCCTTCGTTATGCTGATTTCCTTCTCAATATGAACATTGCATTCACAATCATCATTTGAGCATTGAAACTCATAAATTGGCATTATCGAGCTTCTCGCAGACAAGACATGGCTGGCCTTTCAATATCGTATTGCCGCATTGACAATAGCTAGGCTCTAATTGTAGCGAATGTGCCGGAATATCCGCGTAACCGGCTTTAAGGAGTACCTGAACCAACTCGCCAAGAGTCATGAAAGCAAGGTATTGAGCTGGTGTCTCGCCTTGACCATTCATTCTGCAAATCACTAGGGAAAACTCCCCAGTCTTCTCCGTTCGCGCCTTGGATTGTTTCAGGTACTCCAGCGGGCTGAAATCTTTTCTCGCTTTGATTTCAACGTCCATGGGGAAATTCACCACGTCGTTACCCGCGCCGCGACCGACAGCCAAGCCGCTCCACCATTGAGATAAATACTCAACGACGACGCGCTCCGTCCTTAGCCCTCGGTCTTTTCTGTGACGTGACATGGATTAGGTCATGCCCTGCCAGCAGAATTTATGGTGTGACACTTATTGCATTGCCACTCTTTCAACAGCCATCGCTGCCTTAACTGCATGAATGTAGGGATTGTGTTGCACATTTGGCAAATGAGTTTATATCCCAATTGTTCCAACGCTTCTGCATTGGCTCTGAGGTTAGCTTCTTCCTCAGCTGTGGGGAATGACTCCCACTCATTATCTTGATTCATGAACTGTAAATGTCCCATTAGTTTAATTCCTCAGCTGCTTCAAGCAAATGCTCCGGCCTAATCAGAAAGCCGCGGGAATTGTTCGGCTGTATGTTGCAGGTGATTGGCTTGCCATACATTCGACAAGCCCAATCAACATGAAAGCGTGGGACTAGCATGACAGATTCTTCGAGGACAAAAGCCCAGTAAGATGCTTTGCTCACGCTTAGCCCTGATAACTCCCATGATTGAGAGTTGTTATACCAACATTCATACTCAACGTAGATGTTGCCAGTTTCAACCCATCGGCGGTCACGCTTGACTTCGACTGTCTTGCCACCGGTAAGCAGGTCATTGACTAGCTGCTCACCTTGTGAACCATATCTGAAGTCCAGGTCAAAGTCTGACTTTAGCGGGCTCTCGGTTGCCATGTGCCATCCTTTGCAATCTCGTACCAAATGGGTTCACACTTCTCGGTGTCTGCCCCTGGCATGCCAGCTGTGACTTGATTGACGCAACGCCAATGACCCCAGGGTTTGTTACCAGTCTTCGAGACACCAGTTTTCCAAATCATATCGCCATGCTTGCAACGCTGAATGTCCTTGTCCGTTGTGCCACCAAGTACGGATTTCACCATCTCGACTGCTCCTTCCATAGTCTGAACAGGTTCGGCTGCTCTGATTGTCCAAGGGTCATCCTCCTTCGGTACTGGGACGTACTCGGTTGCAGTCTCCTTAAGCTTTACCTTAGTTTCCTGGATAATCGCATCACGCTCTTTCACCCGGTTAACCTTGGCAGCTTCTTCTCGACTGATTGATTTCTTTTCAGTGCCTATGTCTGCATTTTTGGCAGCAATTCCCACCGCTGAGGTTTCGCAGTTCTCAAGCGCAAAGTCTCTGTTGACCCCTCGCTCAGCTGTAATCTCTCGGGCATAGCCTGTCGAGAATGGCCTGTCATCTGTGTCATCTCTATAAAGCTCAGCCTTAAAGACCACTCGAGCTGCGTCCTCATGGATAAGCGTTGTGATGATTCTTCCCATCGGAAACATTTGTCTGAATAGCTTGATGCGCTCTGCAACTGTGGTGTATTCCTCTAAGTTAAACATTAGTCAAGCTCCTCTGATAGTGCGAGACTACCCGCGATTGCCCCATACCCGAGCAAGTCAACCCAATGGTCGAGCAAGTATGGGGACTCTTGAGTTCTACTGATTTTGACAAGCTGCATGATGACAGCGACTTGATAGTCGTGAATAGGAATTTCCAAATAAGCTGATAGGAGCATCCCGGTACGACGCAGGTTGTCACGCACCTCACCATGAGTAGAGTTGCGGACGTTGATTGTGTCGCTTGCGCTTTGTAAGAGTTCATTTGGGTTCATCGCCCAACCTGCTCGAGAACTCGTTGAGCCTTGCGGTAGGCAATGCGCCCGGCAATCTTGCCATGCTCATGCCCTTTTGAGTAACCTAGTAAGAATCCAAAGACAAGCCCAAGCGAGCCCATCCCGATTAGTGCGTGGTCGATATTCATTAGCCCCTCCATGCGATTGATTGATGTGTTGTGATGATTGTCCACTCACCGGTGAAGTCATCTAAGACAACCCGGAATGTTTCGCCTAGCTCTTCCAGGATTGTTTTAGCCTGGACAACAGCCGCGTAGTTATCGTCAAACCAATAGATATATTTGAAAGCCCAGTCTGACTCAGTAATTGTAAAGCGTCCATCCTGGCACTGGTCGTTCCAAGTGGCTTTGTCCCACTGCATTGACGTGGTAGTTAAACGCTCAAAGTCTTCTTCAAGCTCTAAAAGGTATGCGCTCATTTTTGACATTATGCGACCACCATGAACTTCTTATTTGAATGACAAACGCGTGTGATTTCCAAGCCATTAATCATGAAAGTTAGGAAATACTCAGGTGCTTTCCACGCCTTTTGCTTTGCAATAATCTCACGTGGTTTGCCATCGATTGAAACAACCTGACCAACTCTTACTTTTGATGTGGTAGTGCTTAACATTTTGACCTAATCTCTGCCAGGGATTCGGAGTACCTGACATGACCTAAATTACTCAGGTTTAGACGTAAGTCAAGCAGATGCGGCTTGGATTAGATAACGTTTTAATAACGATTTGGGATGGGTCTTCGTCCTCAAAGTAGGGACTAGCGAACTCGCCCATAGACCTTGCCATTCACCATAAACGTTCCATTCTTCTCAATGTAAATCAGGTCAACCTGGACATTTTTGCCCTTGACGTAGATGATGGAAAACGCTTGCTGCCAGTTCATGACCCCATGGGTATAGCTGGCACGTGATACGTCCATGATATGCCCGCTTTCTACGCCATGCAGGATACGCCCTATTCGGCCTCCTGAGGCCTCCGAGAACGATGACCTACCCGCTCTGTGAGTGTGACCCGAAATAGTATTTTTACCCCGCCTACGAGCCCCCTCAAGGGCTGACAGACCCCCCTGAGGTTTGATAGGGGTATGGTCTCCATGGACTGCAATCCAGCCGGGAGCAATAGGCATCTCATCACGCCAAAACTTTATCCCAAGCTCATCAAGCTTGAGAAACTTCTCGAAGCGTAGTTCGGGCAATGCGCCAAGGGCAGGAATCTTTGAAGAGATTTGGTTATACAATCTATCCGTATGATTGCTACGAATCATATCAGTGCAGCCCAGCTCCCATAAGGTCTCAACTGTGAGGTCTCTGTTGTCGCCAAGGGTTTGAGCAAACCAATCGGCTTTACCTTCGCTCCAACGTCCAAGCTCGGTCATATCCATTTCATCGCCCAGGGTAACTGTTCGGTCTGCCTTAAACGTGCGGGCAAAACGAATCAAGTTCTGTGTGACATGCTCGTCATTAAGAGGAATCTGCATGTCAGGAATGACCAGTATCTTAATCGTCGTCCTCGTCATCCTCGTAGGGAATGTTATCAATGCGGTTTGGGACTGTAGGCAAAATCCAGTCAGGGAAGCTTTCCCTATCGGTAATCATAAAGAGCGCAATGCCCTCGCTGAAACCGGCTTTGCGTAGGCTCTTGAAATACTCGTTGAGCGAAATACACCATGCGTCTAATGCGTTGTAAGTGTCTAGGTCTATGACCTTCTTCTTAGCTGCCATGGTTTTATTATCTGTCTAGGAGTATGTTGTAAATCTCATCGACACGCGAATTCAGTCTCTTAATTTCAGAGAGCAAATGCGTGATGACGTAGCCCGCTAGGCCGCCCAGTATTCCAAGGCTGGCAAAGTACAAGGTAAAGAAATCCGATTGGCTCATCTCTTCGGGCTCGCGTATCCAAATACGCCTGAGCATACAGCCCATAGCACTGCGCGGTAATCGAGAGCAAAGTCAGTTGCCGCCCACGCTGCAAGGAAAGCTCCAAGGGCTAGGACTGTAGGGTTTTTCATGTTCATTTATTCTCCTCCGAGTAGTGGGATTTTAAAAAACGAACCATCGTTGTCACCCTTTTTAGAAAAAGAAATGTGGCAATGTTTAACATGCGGATTGCTTCCACGATATGCGCGCCAACGCCAAAGGGATTTGGCTGAGCAAATCTTGGAGTTGAATATGACGTACTTGATGCGCTTGTCCCCGGCCTTTGCGGCAAGCCGAATTTGGTCTGCAACGTCAGGCATGAGGTCCGGGTGTCCATCTCCAAATAAATCTCTTGTAATGTCAATTGCGCGCACAATTCCCTTGTCAGGAGTGTGGTCAGAAGGACGAAGCGAATGGCGGGCATCGCCAATCCACCCGTCACTTTTGCGGGAACGCTGAGGGTATAGGTCGTCAAACTGTTCTCTCAACTGCTGCCCTGCTTTGCAAAGCCATGGAGTCATTTCTTCGCAGGTGCTTCTTTAACTGATTCAAGCCAAGCAAGATAGTCAGGATTGTCCTCGGTGCAGGTAACGCGGCATAAGCCGTCATCATCTATACGAGCATAAATCTTAATGCCATCTTCATTAGTTTCAAGTAGTTCATATTTCATTATAGTTCAGCACTCCATCCAAAATAGGCATTTGCAGTAGCGGCTCTAAAAATAGAAGGAACAGAGGCAGGAAGAGATGCTGCAAAGATTAAATTGACCGCTCCTGCTTGTGGATTACCTGTAAAAAAAGTTGGAACGGCACTACAGGTTACGTTACCTGTAGTTGTATTAACCGAATAATCTGTTCCAGTTCCACTTTGTTCTAGAGCCGTTGGTGCGGTTCTCATTGTTACTGGAAACGGGAAAACTATGTATGCAAGAGAAGTATTGGCATTAAAGCCAACGCCTGTTCTGTCACCAGTTGCGTAAGTTTGGCGATAGTAATAACGCTGACAAGCAGCCAATTCGCCTTGAACGCTTCCTGTTGCAGTTTGGAAAGCGGTAGCGGTTGAACCTGCTTCTAGTTGTACGCCCCAAATGTCAAGATTTGCCCCATTTACTCCATCTAATAACAAACGCATTTCGACAGAATTTCCAGCCCCGATTGTTTTTCCTGAGACTGAGTTCATAGTAAAGGTACGAGTAAATCTTTGCCAACTAGAGGTATAAACAACGTTTGATGCAGTTACATCCACAGCGGTGCTGCCGCCACTTCCAAAGTTTTGGATTACTCGAAATCCAGATGTAACTGTTGTGGTAGTTGAAGAGCGACCCCACCAGCTTGCAGTTACAATCTGATTAGCAAAGGTTCTTACATCTTCAATTTTTTGTCTGATTGTAGGTAAAGTTGCACTTCCAATAGTAGATATATCTGCTCTTAGAAAAAAAGTTCCTTCATAGCCCGCGATTGGCGCACTTCCTGGAGTAAAAGTTTGTTGAGATACAGTCCAACTCAGCCCAGATACGCTTGTGCTGACTACTGCGTTCCATCGGTCAGCGCAGAAAACATTGTTCAATGCTCCTGTAAATGAAGTTCCGCGCTGCCATACACCGAAATCTCCGTTGATAAACTTGTTCTTGCCAGCCATTTGAGTGCCTGTGGTTGGGGTTGCATTGACAGCTAGATTGACTGTACCAGCTAAATCGTTGAGATTCGTAGCTGTTAAGACATCGCCGTTAGCGTAATCTGCCTTTACTGGGTATCCTGCTGCCATGTTGCTCCTAGTAACTGAATGTAGATTGTCCGATTATACCCCAAAAAGGGCTTCCAACAATGAAAGTCTCTAATATGGGTTCAAGCGTGGTGACTGTCACCTGCATTTTGTTGGGAGCTATGTCCCAGGCAAATCCAAGACTCTGAAGAGTTTTTACAATTGTCGAGCCCTCTTGAGTCGTGTTTGTGATTGTCAATAGGTCAAAGTAATCCAGGCCAATCATCGTGTCAGTTGGCACTGCCGGGTCTAGCAAATCGACTGTCATTTCATCGATTCGGATTGTCGTCTCTTTGCGGGTGCTGACATAGTTTTGAGCAATGCCTAAAACAATTGCATCCGTCTGCGCCACAAGATTTTCTTGCGTCAAAGAATGAGGGAAATACTTGTCAATTGAATCTTGAGAGAAAACGTTTTGGGTAGTTCCTCCTCCGGCGCGGGTAAATTTCACGTCATTAATAATAAGCTTGTCATCAAACTGATATTTTACAGCGCGGTATGGAATGCCACCTGTTTGATTAAACTCAATGGGTGTTTGAGCCAAAGTATTCGCCACTTCTGTGCGGGACTTAAAAACCGCAGTCCCGTCCGGACTGCAATAAAATGCGCCTAGACCTTCGGAGAATTCAGCGTTTTTAATCGCCTCCAAGCTTGTGCGAATTGTGCCTGGGTCTGCGATGCAGGTTGACACCCCGGTCGAAATCGAACGCATGGTGTTAGGCCATTGAACGTCATCAAGAATCTTATTTATGCGAGTGCCTGTGTCCTGCCCCGCGGCTGAGTCTGCAATCGTGGCGACGTTAGCCATCTGTAGAAGTCTAAAACCATCGCTGCAAAGAATGTCAACGTAAGCAGTTTCTTGACCAGTAGGGAATGTGTAGCGGTAGTCTGTTACATAACCTGAGAATAAAAAATGCTCAGCGGTGTCAGTGGTAGCTGATACACGCAACTTACGCAATGGGGTCAAATAAGGATAATATGGCGATGTGGTTGATTGGGGGTTGAAGAAACCTTGAGGGTCTAGAACGCGGACTGTTGCCGTCCCAGCTTCAAAAGTGTCTTTCATAATGTTTCTGCCGCGGCGAATTGAAATAGAATAGACATTAGGGGTGAGGTCAACTGTAGGAATTACAACGTCAGACGCGCTAAAAAAATTGACCCCAAGAACTCCGTTATCAGGAGAGCCTAAAATGAAGCCAGGGTTGAATGTTGCGCCTGAGTTAAAGTCAAAAGTAACCGCTATTTGAGCAGGTAAGGTCATCCCGCAAACCCACCTGTACGTCTGTTGATGTACGCTGAATCTCCGGTAGATAAAGATTTGTTTTGTAGGCTCTTGGCAATAGCGTCGGTCAAATCTCCTTCGCCCACAATGCGCAGCTCCATGCTTCCCGCTTGTCCAAATGGAGTTCCCATGCGGTCAACGTAAGAGCCAGCTTGGCCGAATGGAGTGCCGATTGAATCTACAAATGACCCGGCTTGGCCAAAAGGAGTACCTGTGTTGGTAGGTATGTTTTTGTTTGTCACCGCAATTGTGTCATTAGCAATCGTAAGAGTGCTTCCCCCGCCGCCGCTTCCGGTTGTGCCAGGAGTCCCGGTTGCCCCGAGAGCAGGTAATTTAAGGCTGTTTAACTTCTCCTGGAATTTGATAATCCATTCATCTAAGAAAGCAAAAGGATTCTTTATCTTTGCATCACCAATAGAAAGGAAGTATTGATACAACCCGCCTGTCTTATCCTGAGCCATGAGAATATCTTTGGTCAGTTTAGTTGCCAAGTCTGCGTTCCCGTTCAGAATAGCAGCTTGAGCTTCCAAGCGTCTGCGGTCTTCCTCTGACACGTCGCGGCGAAGAGCTGCAAGGATTTGGATTTGGTCCATGTCGAAGACTGTTCCAGCCTTTTTGAGCGCAGCTTGTTTCTTCTGCTCATCTGTCATCTTCTTAAGTGTGGTCATTTGCTGCTTGTAGAGCTTAGCCTGACGCGCTTCAATCTCTTTAAGCTTTGCGTCATTAGCCATTGACTGTCTGAATAGCTCTTGGCCAGTTGGTGCAGCTGGAGCTGTTTGGTTTTCCCGCGGTGTACTAAACCCAAGATAGGCTTGCCCGAAAGCCGCTACTGCCTTCTTAAGAGTATCCGCCATTTCGACAAGGCCAAGACCAAAAGCGTCAATCAAGAATCCAAGTCGTCTAGCTCCTGAGGATTGGTCACCGGATGCCCCTGCTAAAGTAAAGAGTGCCTTGCCAGCATTCTCTTGCAGGTTATTCCAGGCTAGTGAAACGATACCCAGTTGCCCCGCGTAGCTGGTCAGGTAAGCCGCGCTTGAACCTGTGAACTTGCTATTGAGAATATCCTGGAGTTCTGCAAAGTCTTTTGTTTCAAGTTGAGCCTGTGTTAATCCAAGAGAATACTTACGAAGGGAACGAGTCTGTCCGTAATACGCTTTCGCCAAGTCTTCTGAGACTGTACTGAGTGACTCAGTTGAACCGCGTGAAACTTCTATCGCTGTGTTAAGAATTGATTGAGACTGAGCAATTGAGCCGGTTTGCTGCAAAAGTCTCTGAAAGGCCGGGCGAAGCTCGTCGTCCGCAACCTTAGTAGTGCGCTCAAGATTTGAGATGTAGTCAGTTATGTAAGGGTTAGCAAACTCAAGCCCTAGATTCTTGACCGCTACTGTGAGCTTAGTGGCTGCCGCTTCATCTGCCACGAATGCGTTTAAGGATGTTTTAGCAAAGCGTCCGATTGCCACTGTTCCCAGGCTTATGCCAATGCCGCGACCTAGCTTGGCAACTTGCTTCTCTAGTCTCTGAGCGGCTGTAGTGGCTTGCTTAAAGGCTGCCTTGCCTGTGAATTCTGCCGCAATATTAATCGCTACGTTACTCATGCGGCTCTCCTAATATCTACCATTTCGGTACGTTTGTTAAATTTAGCAGTGGTCGTTTCAATCGCTCTAAATACAGAAGCGTTAGCTTTACCCTGGGTCTTAGCCCAGGCTCTAAAAATCAAACGTCCTGTGTTTTTCTTTGAGCCATAGAGCTGGCCTAGATTAGAGATGAACTGGTTGCCCGCGTAGCGATTGACTGAGCGAGAGACTCCTTTGGAAGTACCGCCCGCGCTAGGGCCGACCCAATCCTGTCCCTGTCCATTCTTGCGTCCGGCTGTTTCGTAGATAGCTCCGGCAGCTGATTTGTTTTGAATGCGAATTGTGTTAACGAATCCTCGAGCGTTTGGCTTGCTTGGAGTTGTCTTGTAAATGATGCCGCGCTTAATCTCCGAAGCATCATAAATAGGGAATGTCCCCTTGCGAAACATTGAAGTTCCGCTTGTGATTGTGCGGCTCTGAGATGAACGCCAACCTCTCATTGGAGATTGCGAAGGGACATAACCGCGGGCAGTGCCAACAATAGGCTTAAGTACAACGCCAAGCTCTCTAGTTAATTCCTTAGCCAAGTCCGGGGCATACTCGTTCAACGCTTTACGAAGTGCGACCGCGCCGACCACTTCTGTAGGCATTTTCCCGCTCCTTCGCTAAGTCTTTCAATACTTCCATGTGCGCCTTAAAATCCATCGGTGAGAGTTCAATGATGGAGCTGAGCGGCACTCCGTACTCATAGCTTAGGCGCGCTGCTAAGTACGATATTGAGTGCCGGTCAACTACAAAGGGTCAGACTCTAAGACCTCAACTGACTTGAGTGTCTCAAGAAACCCCTCACCAAATGGCTTTACTGTCTTTCCGCTTCTACGGATGGCTTCAAAAGCCAAAAAATAGACGTCCGACTGCTTTTGGTCTTCAATCATCGCTTTCATGAATCCCTTTTTTACATGCTGCTCAAAGCTCCATTCAAGCAAAGGAGTGATTTCGTACTCTTCCACTTGTCCGTCAGTCATTGTAACTTTTAACTTTGCCATTCTTTTAGCCCTTTCGTTTTGTTACCAAGTACCGGTTGATGCCTTGGTTGGAACTGACTGGCATGGAAACGTCACGCTCATTGTCTTGATGTCTCCTGTAGCTCCGTTAATTGGCTGAATGCCGTTAACAAAAACTGTGCCTGAGTATAGAATGTTCTCAGTTCCGACAGCCACTGAATCATCCTGAATTGCCTTGAAGTACGCTGTAGTTCCTACAAGGCTGTTGAGCGTCTGTAAGCTTGCAGATGTTACGGGGTCGATGAGCAGGTCGATGGTCAGTGAACCTGAATACAGCCCTGCCACTACCTTGTGAGATGAATCGCCCATGGCTGTAACTTCCAGGGTATCGTATGTGTCGTCGAATGAGAAGGATGTAACCCAATCACTCAAGTCGATGTTTGCTGGTGAAGATGAGCCAATCTTAAAGCCCACCTTATTGTTCATGCCTACTGCCATTTATTATTCCTCATCTTTCTTTGTGGATGGCTTTGTTTTTGTCTCTTCTGTCACTTGGCCAATCTTAATCAAGAATGCCAAATCCTCGTCTTTTTCTACTGACATGCTAGCTCCATTCCGTAAAAATGCTCAAAGCAATATCGCATGTGAGCAAATCGCCTGTTTGTGATTCATACACCGATGGGATACTGACTGACCCAATTCGGAATTTTAAAGATGATGCAGCAATCTTTGTCATCACTGCAACAATCATGTCCTCGAGCCCTGCAAGATTTCCCTGGTTATCCATGAGCGGCACAAAGAGGGCCAAGCGAAAGTTTGCCATTGGGGCAATCGAAATTTCTTGGTTATTTGTCGGGGAAATGTAAGGGTCTGCCGGATTGATTGTGACGCTGTTGGCAATTGGCGTCGCTGGAGGAAAACTAAAAATGCTGTATTTAGTGTTATCAACTAGAGCAGTTGCGATGGTTGTGCGCAGTGTGGTGATGGCTGCCATTTAGCCCACCATAGAGCGGGGGTCTAAAAATGGCGCAATGAGGCCGCGAACTCTTGCCACCAATGTGTTACTCATTGTAAAAGGATTTGGAGTGAAGCCATCAACAGATGAACCTGAGCCGGTTGGGGCTTGGCGCGCTTGCCAAATTGCTTCTGAGATTAACAATGCAGCTGTCTGCACCGATGGGACTGTTGTGTAATCAACATAGGTTTCCGCTGCGACCTTGCCATAAGGATTGATTGGGTGAAATGGGGTAACCGCATTATTGTTTCCACTAATAGCATAAGTAATAGTTTTTTCACCAACTTCGGTGATGGTTTTATTTCCGTTATGTTTTGAGCCTGAACCAGTTATTACAACTGATTCACCAATATAAAAAACGTCATTTACATAGTCGTCGAAATAAGAAGTGCCTGTGTGGGCTGTATTGCTATGACCAATGATTGAGGTCGTGTTAGTCCATAGAAAAGGTAACAACACATTGTCAGCGGCATCGCACACTTCTTGAAGCGTCGCGTCACTATACAAAGTCCCGACGCCTAATGCACTTCTAAGCTCTGCGACTGTTGTCAATGCCATTTGTTATCCTTTCTAAAGACTGGGAGGACTACAAGGGCTCGAGTAGCCCTCCCAGCGACTTAGGTAACTGCTATTAAGCAGTCATGTTGAAGCGGCGAACGCCCTTGCCTGACTTGCCAACATAAATTGCGAGATAGCCATAAAGTGCAATCTCAAGTTCTCCCGAAGTTAAAATATTCAGACGGAGTTGTGTTTGTGGGGATTCCCAAACATAGACAGAACCAGGAGCAACGAGGAACGCTGACTCGTCAATGATTCCTGATGTTGTGATGTTGTGGTCCACAATTAAATCAGTTCCAAGGATGTTTCCACGAACGCTTGAAGCAACTGCAGTTCCTGATGCGTTCTGTGTTGCGCCTTGTGCTGAATAAAGTGCGCGACCTGTTGTGTCTGCGTATCCTGTGATAGCAGCCCACTGGTCTGTTGAAGCAACAAGCTTGTTAGCGAAATCGCCGCCAGTTCCCTTGTACGCTTTAGCGCCTTCTACAGAGATGAATGACTGGAGTCCTGCTGCTGTTGTAGCAACTGAAGTTGCCTGTGTTCCGTCTGCTGTAAACGCAGCGATAAGAGCCTTATCTGTTGCTGCTTCGTATGCCTTGCGGAGTTCTGCCATTAGGAGTTCCATGAACGCAGGTGAGCTGCGGTCTATTAGCTCCCAAGATACTCGGTTAAGTCCGGCGAACTTGTTGACTGAAACTGTGTCATAAGCAGAGGTCATGCCTGTGTCTGTGACTGATGCACCTTCATTAACGTCTGCAACTGCTGGAGCTGTGTCTGCTGATGAAGCTTGGGTATAAAGGCGAGGGACTGTAAATGACATTCCACTCTCAACTAGAGACTGACGTGTAACTGCATCAAACGCAGGGCGACCACTAAAGGTGTCTGTGATGAATGAGTTGAGGTGCTGTGGCAAAGTCAGACCAGTGTTGGTTGAAGTAGAATCATCTGCTGCGCGAACTACGCGGCGAGCTTCATCGTCTCCAAGTGCTGATTTGATTGATGCTTCAAGATATTGCGCTGATGAAATTGGAGCAGTGCGCTCCTTTGTGTAATGTGATGCTGCAACTGTTGGGCGAGCAGCTTCTACAGATGCCGCCTCTACTGCTGGAGCTTCGACCTGTGTTGTGGTTTCTTCCACTTCAACTGTCTCGCTTTCTGTTGGTTGGGTTTCTTCTACTGGGGTTGATTCCTCAGCAGAAATTTTTAGCACCTGCGCAGATTTGAACGCCGGCTCTGTCACAAGACTGACCTCCTTGAGAGAAGCCTGTGAAACTAATGTGTAACCATCGCGTGATGGTTTTGATGCGATTACTTCTGCACCGATTGACAGCCCTGAAACCAATCCTTCGCTTGCCATAATCATGGCGTCTGAACCTGCCTGTGAGCGGCTCAACTTAAAGGTTGCATAAATGCCGTCTGCGCGAGTTTCAGCTGAGACCATGCGGCCTACTGGCTTCTTCATGTCATGTTGTGATAAAAGCTTTATCTTGGTTGGGTCTGCAATCTCGATTGAACCAGCTTCAAAGACAACGCCGCCAAGATTGGTGTGACCCACTTCACCTGTACCAAGAGGGACAATCTTGCCGGAAATTTCGCGCTTTTCTTCGTTGCATTCAATTGATGCAGCTTCAATGTATAGGGTTTCCATTAGCTTATTCCTTCGCTTCCATTAGGAGTTAAATCCGTCATTTCCATAGCCTGTTCAGTTGTAACGAGTCCGAGAGCAAGGAGCTTCTCAATTACTTGGAGTTCAACGAGTGGGTCTTGCTTTAGGAATGTGTCATAAACCGCAAAACGAACTTCGTGTCCAGTTGTTGAAATGTCATCCATTGAAAGACGAGTCTGAATCGCCTGAATGTAGGGCTCGATGCTTAGAGCAAAAAATTGTTTTCTTTCGTCTTGCACGTTTGAATAGGTCATTGTTGTATTTTGGTCCGCGCTTAGCATGTAGGCCGGAACGTTGCACAATCTTGCAATTTGCGTACTCAATGTTTGTATCGCGTCGTTATACATCATATCCTTCGGTGAGAATGCAACCGGAGAATAATCGAGAGTAGAAGTCAAAAATGCAGTTGAGTTATTTTGACGAGCGCGTTTCCAAGCTTGAATCAATCCCTGGACTTCTGCAGGTGGAAGGTCTGCGCCTGAATTTTTTAGGAAACCAGCAGGTTGCGGATTAGCAGAATTTTGTGCAGCTGCTCTTTCAACGTCGATTGCAGCTTGGATAGTACGTCCACCGCGTTCGAGAATTCCCTCATCAAATCCTTGAATGGTGACAATATCATTCATTGAAATTGGAGAAGCGTCAACATAGTATTGGGTAACCATGATGCCCTCTAAATCTGTAGTGAATGTAACTCTTGCGTTAGCAATCCACTCGAATGATGCTGGTCTTCCGTCTTCGGCATAGCGCTCGGTAATTCTTAGATAACTGACGCCGTACATGAGGAGACTGTCAACAATCCATGTCAACGTGACAAATGATGGTTGATTCTTTGAAAGTTGTGTAATCCAACGTGGCGGTGCAATTACTTCGCCTGTTTTCTTATTGTAATACTCGAGAGGGATGCTTGCCACTGTCCCGGTGATTAAGTTTCTAGCGCGAGCCACCGAAGGGCAGCTCATTGCATCCTTGCGAGAAACGCGCAAAGCAATTGAATTGTAAATTGAAGGGAAATTTTCTCCCATTACTTGAGGAGCGGCTTGCGCTTCAACAACTTGCGGCTTACGCGAAAAGAGACCCATAGACTGTAATTATACAGCACACATGCGTCATTCGGTGTATATGGCGGCAGTCTGTTGCGGTTGCATAAGTTTCGACACAATCATTGCAATGCTGATTGGCGCGCTAATGTCTCCGGCTGATTTGCGCTTGATGATTCTCCACGCTGAATCCGAAACTTTTGCAGCTACGTTTTCAAACTGCTCAATCAAAGCTCTCTGACCATTGTGAACCATTCTTTGATTGACTACAGCGTCCAAGAGGTCGCCACAAGCTCTGTAGAACTGTTGACCGCTGCAATCCTCCACCACTTGTCCGGCATTGGATAACCTATCCGCAATAGATTGGGTGGCGTACTTGTCGAAGAGAATCTGACGCGGGCGGTACAAATCGCACCATCCTTTTATCTCAGCTGCGACCTTGAGGTCATCGATTGCCACTTGCGACTCCCAGGATTGCAAGATGCCTACGCCAATGCGCCCATCCGGAAGGATTTGCGCTGCGCAAAGACTTGCGTGGCGTTTGCTAGGGCTTACGTCAAAACCAAACACTGTGTAACCGCCTGGATTAATCTCCAACGTCGAATCTGAGCAATCTTCAATCGAACCCGGTGGGAATGGTGATTGCAAACTGGAAACCCATAAACACAATAGCTCCGTCATGATGCTCTCATGGCTAGAGGTCGAGATGCTTTCTTCAATGGCTTCTTTACTCACGAAATGGCCTAGTGCTGGATTGGCACAAGCTACGCCTTCCCAAAATGCTTTGCTGTTGAGGTCAATCTTGAGCATCGTTGGGGCTGAATATTCGTAATAGCCAAAGGTCTTAGGCATGTTCTCGTAAGCCCTTGTTTTCAGTTCATTAAGCGGCTCGGAAAAAGCATCACCGGCATTGCTAGTCCAAAAGGTCTGACCATCGGTAGCTCTCGTCGTTGGTGTGATAGCAGTGAACGCTTCATTCGACCACTCGCGTAGCTCATCGCCCCAGGTGAAATGACTTGTACGTCCGCGGCTGCCATCCCTAGTCGCAGCCACTACGTCCAGGCGACCACCGCCGAACTCAGGCAGTAGCTCAATTGACTCAGTGCCATTGGCATAACGGATTGCTTTAATTTGGCAGTTAAGCCATTCGTTACCCTCAATCAAATAGGCCATTTCTCGGAATGAGACCAAGGCCATCGCTCTATTTGAGGAAGCTATCAATATGCGATTGCTCTTAAATAGGAACAAATGAGCTAGGCACATAATTCGACCTAAATGCGACTTTCCGGACTGCCTGGCTACTAACAGCAACCCGGTGCGTCGGATGAACTTGGATTTGCCATCAATTGCAAAAAAATCCTTGACGATTAGCTCTTGCCAGGGCATAAGTGGTTGCCCGAGCTTTTTAGCGAACTCGATTACCTCATCGCCGCGGGTTTTGCCTTTGAGAAGTGGGCTGTGAACCCTTGGCTTGATTGACCCCCTGATGGCTTTGATTGTCTTGGCTGGCATCGGGTCAGTTCGTCACTGGTTTGGACTGAAACGGACTGTCCTGGTGAATTTTTGACTGTGTTGGGGAGGGATTGCCAGGAAAGACAAGGGGGCTCTC